CCTGACCTCAACCTCCATAAATGCATGAAGAGAGCCGTTGAGCCGAAGAATCAAGTCAACCTTGTAATCCTCATACTCAGCGGCTTCTATGTCGTACCGCCAAGCCAGCCAACAGGCAACCGCCCTTTTTGCGGGAAGGTCATACCTGTCATTGTCTTCTTGGCTGAACTGTTTAAACGTCATCCAGCTACAAGCGTTATTGGGGTTGCTTCGCTTGAAGCTCCATCCAACTCAAGCTTCATTTGGTCTGGCGACACCGCAGTCTCAACTGCCTTGCCATCAGCCAAACATTTGATCAAATCATCCTGCGTTGCCACACGGATGTTGTAATCCTGAGAGGCTACAAACATCAACGCCTGAGCCCTGTGACCTGCTCTGACCAATCGTGCGCCGCTGTTGCTGGCAACCATATAAACTCTCATGCTTTTTCCTTTAAAGACGGTGGCGACTTTTGGTGCGCCTCCTTAACCATTTCTTTTTTTCTTTCTTTCAACAACCTTCTGACCCATCTAGCACCGCCTAAGCTCATGTAAAGCTCATGCTCCCACAGAGTAAGTCGAATAGCCATTAATTTTGTAGAGCCGGTTAGCTCAGTTTTTGGTCTTGGCATTTATGATCATCTCCTGCTTTCTTTGTTGGAAATATCAAAAGGCATTGGGTGCAACGCCACATCGTGCCTTGCTCAACGATAGTCTGACGCTCGCCACGCAAGCCACGCACCTTACCCCAGAATGTTCTGATCATTTCAAGCATTGTTCCGCTCCTTGAGTTTTGGCTCTCTTTGTTCGCTGTATTCAATTTTAAAAAGTAAATTCAATGCGGGAAGTAATTGTTTTAAAAGTTGCGCCCTTGATATTTTAATTTTGCCGCACCGAGTGCATCTTGAGCAAAGATCAAAAGGCTCAAGCTTGTGTCCACGCCAGCGGCATATAAGTTTTTTAAACCATAGCATTATGTGTTCTTCTCCTTGGCGTAGCCGTTATTTTGCTTGAGTTTTGCTTCAATGGCATCAAAAACATGAATGCTAATGAAAACCTCAAAATCATTTTCAATGTCATTGCGCTGTTGTTCTGTCAGCCCTACCCATGTGCGCTCACCTCCCTTCCATTTCTCACAGTTGTGTACGCTTTTAATCCCCAGCACGTTTGCAACGGCTTGGTCAAGGGCGGCTCCTGTCAACTTGGTCATGTGTTCTTCTCGCTAATTTTGGCTTCTACAAGTTTTCTAATCAATTCTTTTTGACGACCCCAGTATTCGTCGCCATCCATCTGATAAAAACCGCCGCCATGTTTTGCAACCATTTCGTTTTGGAAATCTTCATTTATATCTTCCAATCCCCAATCAAATTGCTCCCAAATATCTTTCCAATCTTCCTCACCCATTATTCTTCTCCTTCAACTTGGCTTCAATGGCTCTGGTGTAAAACCAAAGCCAATCATTTTGACTAAAAGGCATATCTTCAATTTCCTCAAACTCCTCTTGCCTTTCCTCAATCTCATCAGCCGTCAGCCCTACCCATGTGCGCTGTTCAATGGCTTTGGCGGCTACCAGTTTGGCAAAGCGTTCAAGGTTTTCTAAACTAAAACCCCACATAGTTAATCTATGTGTATACGCCCCAGAATCCCAAGCCATCTCAATGATTTCATCTTGTGTCATGACTTATCCTTTATCCATAAACAATCAAAGCAAACACGCATCATCCAACGCACAAACCAATTTGGCTCTTTGCCTTTGTTGGGGCGATACACCATACCCATGCCGTTTGGTCTGTTGCCAAACATATAGCACTGCCAGTCAGATAGCTCAGGGAGGATTCTCATTTCAAATCCTTTTTGATACGTTGCCGTTTTTATCTATCTCTATATAACCCGCTTCGGTTTCTACAGTAATCTCAGGCACACAAGTGCATGGTTTGGGGTTTTTCTTGATAGCGCCGCACCAACTATCGTGTTTGACATTAGGCATGACTATTCCACCTGTGATGTGTCCATCATTAAAGGCTTTCATAATCCGTTCCATGTAGTCCATCATTCTTGCCTCGCTTTCATCATTGCTTTTGCTTGTTTATACGATGTCTTTGCAATATCGTCATAGTCAAGTTCGTAATCTTCTGGTGCGGTGTCTACAAGAGCCTGCATTGCTTTTGCGGCAAAGTAGTCCAGCGTTGTTATGCCAGCCCTACCCGAATCTTTTGGTTCAGGCGTAGGGAATGCTGGATGATTTTTTATTTTCACGCCTTTCTCGCTTTCAGCATTTCGTCTGCCCATTTGTAAGCGGTTTCACAACAATCATCAATGTCTGCTGTTCCCATGAGTTTTTGCATAGCTCTTATCGCAAAGTAATCACGCAAGGTCATGCCTGTGAAATGCAAGCCAAGAGTTTGCGCTCCGTGGTTATGTAATGGAAATGCTGGTGGGTTTGTTGGTTTATTAAATTCACTCATCTTCGCCTCCGTTCTGCATCCAAAATATCGCCCAACCGATCAGTCCAAAGATGGCAATTGTGCTAACTGCACCAAACGCCATCAAAAACACAATAGCAACCACATCCCACATTAGATCGCCCTCCATTCACGCTCATTACGCCCCGATGAAGACTTAACTGTTCTGCCCGTCAACTCAATTAAGCTCATCTTCTCCAGCTCGTTTAAGCGTCTTGCAACCTGATTTCCCTCTAGCCCGCTATGTTGGGCTATGCCATCCTTACCAAGCGCACCATAAGCCTTTAAACAACCCACAATAATGCCAAAGTGCTTGGATGCTAAATCCTTGGCGGCATCAGCGGCCTCATGGCTAGTTACAGGGTCTGAACTTCTAACCCTGTTAAATATTGGCAAGTCAAAGGGCTTCTTTGTGCCGTCATTAAAATTTGTGTCATCTTTCATGTAGCCTCCTTGTTTAAACTGTCTATGATTTCTTTTATTCGTTTGCCAAGCCCAACGTACAAACCTGACTCATCCTTCTCCAGCTCTTTACACCGTCCTCTTGCATAGTCGAGCCAGCCCTTTGTCATAGCCATCTTGGCAATCCATTGGGCTGTCTCTTCAAAGTCAGAGGCAATACTCATTTACGTTTACGCTTTGCTGATGCAATGCCAACTCCAATTAGCCCATCCTTAGCGGACATCAGTGAATCAGCCCACTTGTATGCCGACACACAAACATCAATTCGTACATCAGATGAGACTAAACTTGTCTCAGGTCGTTGAATGAGAGCATTTAGTGCAAACATCGCCGCCAAGTCACGCAAGTTTTCTTGATGGTCTTCGCTCATTTGACGACCTTGGTGCGTTTAAACCTCACAAGCTGATCGCATACCAACTGACCAAACGACTTGCCTGATGGAAACATCATCTTTGCACCTTCCGTGCCTTTGACGATTTGTATTGCCGCATCAATGCCAGCGTTGTAGCCTTGGTGAAATGGATCATTCGAGGGCGACATGAAAGCAGTAAACGCATCTCGTGCAATTTGGCTCACCGAAAGGTCATGCTTCGCCGCATACAGCTTTAACTGCAACGGCTGGTCAGGCTCAAGGTAAACCATAAGCGGGGCGATAGTTTTAAAACGGCTGGCTGGCTTTTTCATATTCCTCCATCATTTCATCAAAGCTTTTCTGAGCCTCAATGTTTCCGTTGAGTTCAGTTCTTGATTGAATGCCGCATCTGTCGTAGATGTACTGAATTACAGTTTCTTCTGTGGCGATGTTTACACCAAGCACAACACTGACGTAAGCCTGAAACTCTTTGCTTCTGCAAATCTTTCCAGCAGTTTTGACTCGGTTGTCGTACACCTTGGCAGTCTCATCATCTTGGATGCGAACCATTGCAACGCCGTAGCGTGTGCCAACAAAATCCCTAAGCAACTCGTTAGGGATTTCGTCAGGATGGATGGTTAGCGTCAAAACGTAACCAGTCCTATCCTGCTTAAGGGCAATCTTGACTCCTTCAAACTGTAATGCGTTCATTGCCATTTACGGTTGGATTCAATTAAACGTGCAATCAAAGATTCAATCCTAGATTCAAGATAATCAATCACCGTGCGGTATTGAAAAGCTTGAGCCTCAAGAACTTCAATCTTTGTCTCGTAGGCTTTACCTGCCATAAAAGCAAACTCAAGCTCTGGGCTTTTGTTTACTTTTTCGCTTGCCGCCCTCTCGGCCTTTCGTCTGGCTTTCCACTTCCTTTGATAGGCCGCTTTCTTTTCGGCTTGTACCGCCTCCTCTGGGGTCATTTCAGAACGCTTGCGAAGAACTCTTTTGGCTGGTTTTTTAGAACGGATGTTCATCGTCTTGCTCCGGATATTGAGATTGCTGTTGAGGTGCTTGAGGAACTTGAGCATCCTCCGGCTTCCAAGTGTTTACCTTGAGAGAAAGAAAGCTGTTGCCTCTTGTGTCCACGGATTTCCAACCAGATAACTTGAACTCGACAGTACTGCCAACGACCTCAACTGTTCGCAAATCAAGTTTAAACGAGCCGTAGTAATCAGGCGACTCTGCCTTGACTTTTTTGTCTGATTTACGCAGTGAGCCTGAGTTGGGTTTAACTTCGTAAGGTGTGTCGTAGGTTTTCTTTGTGAATGGTTTATTCATTTGTTGCTCCAATTTTTTCAGCTAATGTTTTCTTTGACTCTGCAAATGACTGTTGCAATTTGGCAAACAAACTCAAGTCGCTGGCTTTGATTGCATCAATTCGCTTCTGGTTGTGTTTCCAAAGATTTGAAAGCTCAGCAAGCTGTGTGCTTGCGCTTGCAAGCTCTATCAAACCCTCCGCAAATAGAGCCGCCTCTGGATCGGCCTTAATTGCCTTGTAGGGAACTGGCTCGATTTTTTGTCCTGTTGGCTGTCCCTGCGGAGAGCCTGTCACGCTTTCAAGCGCATCATGCTCAACGATGGCAAGCGCCGTGACATAAAGGTATCTCCGTTGATAGGTCGAAACAGCGCCCAAATTTTGAATGGGGTGACAGCCTTTCAACTGAGCGTCAGCCATAGGTGATGTAAACACCACGGACGATCCATCGATCACATCGTAGATGGTCATGGTTGCCATCTCGGGCGTGAAGCTGATGACATCAACCAAGCCCCACTTGTGGAACGAATGTTGAATCGCTGGCAAAAAGTCCGCAAGCTCAAAGTAGGTGTAGCCAGCAAACTTGTTGTGGCCTGACTTCTTGATCGGGATTGTTTGAAACTCTGCTCGTGCGGCAATCAGCCTTGCAAACACTCCACGTTTGTTGGTCTGCATGGCAAGCGCAACCAACTCATGAGAATTATCCAGATGACTGTCGCCCCCGCTGGGGCTGTTCTCTTGAATTCCTAACTCACTCATTTTCCTGCTCCTTCAAATAGGATTGATACTGTGAACACCACTTGCTGACACCGCAATAGTCTTGCGTACAGCGCACAGGTTCGGCTTTGCGGATTTCTATGAACCCTTTGTCTTTTGCTGGCATTGTTTCCAGCAATTCGCTTGCTTCGGTCATCGTGTCAAAAACACGAACGGCAGTCTTGCGCCCCTCTTTCTTGACTGCAAATTTTGGATCACGCATCCAACGATCTTCGTCACTGCATGGCGGTAGCTCATCGCCCCAGTCTGCGCTGACCTTAGAGTCACGGTGCATCTCCACACGGCGTTCAATGAACTCCTTCGTGTAGCTCTTCTCCCAAATGGGAATGTCTACAACTTGAATGGGGGCTTGTGGGTATGTGTCTTTTCTATCGGCCTCACGGCGTGACCAATCACGCACAATGGCAATGATCTTTAATCCCTTAACCTTCTTGCCTTTGACCTGTTCAACAATGTGACCGTAGATGTTTTGTTGTTCTACCCACTCAGGCTTTTCATTCATCAGCGCCCAAGCTGAAGTGAACTTGTAGTCCATGATGATGATGCCGTCTTCATCAACTTGCTGAACATCAATCGCCCCAGATAGCTGGACACCGTTCACATCGATAGCAAGGCGTTCCTCGTTCACATAGTTGTCAATGACTGAGCGCTCCATCACAACGTGCAGAGCAGAGCCAACGATTGACCACCACATATCGGTGACATCGACTTCCATCTCGTCGTTGTGCTTCTTGCGTAACCGCTGAATGCGGGGCGGTGAAATGATCTCCGTGACTGAGTAGTCGGACGATCCCTTGCTGTAGTACTGCTTGTTCGCAAGAGCGTATAGTGGCTCGGGCAAACCAAACTTGTTTGTGATTTTCATTTAGCCTCCGTGGTTGATAAAATGCGAACGCTTATGCTAACACCAGAAAATAAATCATGCAAACACTTTCATTGAAAATATTTGGCGAGCCTGCAAGCAAAGCCAACAGCCGCAGGGCGGTAATGGTCAACGGCAAATCCATGTTCATCAAATCCGCAAAAGCACTTGCTTATGCAGAAGCGTTTAAACAGCAAGCTGTTGTGCCGCCCTTGTTGAAATTCATTTCCGAGGATGTTGTTGTGAACATTCGCATCTGGTATGCGTCTCGTCGCCCCGACTTGGATGAATCGTTAATCTTGGACTTGTTGCAAGACGTTGCGTATTTGAACGATAGACAGGTCAAAGAAAAACATATCTACTGGATGGGCGTTGATAAAGATAACCCTCGCTGTGAGATCGTTGTACACGCCGTAGAGCCAAAATAAAAGCCACCGCAAGGGTGGCTTCTACCGATCTTTCGATCTGCTATACAGGAGGCTTAATCATGTCTAGGTGCATGAATTGTACTTTGCCGTTCGGCGGTGTCAACAACCGTTCGCAAATTATTTGGAATAATATTGGGGCAGTTGCTGTTTTGTTTCCTGCTTTCTTTCAGCAACCTTTGAGAGATGTTTAAACGCATCTCTCTTTTTTTTACGGGTGTGATCCCGGGATCATTTAAAGCTCATCGTTTAAACACGCAAAAAATATTTTGTGTTTACCCCATTGCATCGCCCTGCTTTCATCCCTTAAACTGCAACCCTCTTTTGACCGTCGGGAGAAATTGACAGCAGGGTCAAGAGGTGTATTGCTGGTACTGTGGGAAGTGCATTAGACACCAGAGGGGATGGCGAAGATAGAGTCCCTTGCACGAAACGTCTGTCGGGGCGCATCAATGCGTGAAGGCTCATCTAGGAAAGGCTAGGTGCGCCTTGCGCCCCCATAAAGGGGCGCAAAGATAGTAACTATATAAGGATGTTCATGCCATACGTTAATAAACCAAGACCGTATAAAAAGGAATACGAGCAACAGCTTGAGCGTGGCGAACAGCCTAAGCGAAACGCCAGAGAAAGAGCCAGATATGAAATGGACAAGAAGGGCGTTGACAGAAAAGGAAAAGACATTGACCATGTAATACCACTATCAAAAGGAGGCACAAACTCGCCGTCGAATTTGAAACTTAAATCGCCGTCGAGTAATCGATCATTCACACGCAACAGCGATCACACCGTAAAGGTCAATAGACCAAAGAAGTAATTCATCAGGAGGCTTATGAAGTTTGCAGGATCATCTGCAATGAGTGCTATTGAGCAACTCGTTGTATCACTTGCGGCGCAGAATCCAGAACGTGCCGTCTGTCCCGAATGCTCGCACGAGCGTTCCAAAAAAGGCGATAAAGATTTATCCATTCACCGCATGGAAGAGGGATGGACTTATCACTGCCATCACTGCCTTGTCGGTGGCTTTGTTCGCTTTCAATCCAACCATCAAATCCAACCGCCGAAACGTCAGGAGCAAAACGTGATTCCATTAAGAGCATTTGAACAAACACAATTACAACCACAGCACTTTGCATTTTTAAAATCAAGAGGCATATCGGAGCAGACCGCCCTTGACATGAAGCTCTTCTCAGCAAGCAGATATTTTGGGAGACTTCAAAAACAAACTGATGCAATCGGTTTTCCTTATTTCAAAAATGGTCAGTACATCAATGCGAAGTATCGAAGTATTGAATCAAAGGACTTTACGCAAGACACAGGAGGCGCTCATGTCTTCTTTGCAATTGACAAGGTTGACCCAACCAAACCAATGATCATCGTAGAGGGCGAAATAGATGCACTGACATTGATTGAATGCGGCATTGAGAATGTTGTGAGCGTCCCTGCGGGCGCTCCCATCAAAGTGAACGATGGCAAGGTTGCACCAAGCGAAGATAAAAAATTTAGTTTTCTTTGGGATGCGTTTGAGCTTATTGAAAAACTCCCATACGTTGTCATCGCCGTGGACAACGATACTGCTGGTCAGGCGTTAGCTGAAGAGCTTGCAAGGCGTATAGGAAAAGACAAATGCCGGATTGCCAAATCAACATTCAAAGACTTAAACGAAGCGTTCCTTGCAGAGGGGGCGACTAAAGTCAAAGAAATTATTGATGATGCCGAGCCGTACCCAGTCGCCGGTTTATCTTCCGCCTCCAAATTCGAAGACCGTTTAAACGATCTATGGCAAAAGGGTACGGGTCGAGGAGTTTCAACAGGTTATTTCAACGTGGATCAGATATACACCGTTGCGGAGGGTCAGTTAACTATCGTCACAGGGTATCCATCCAGCGGTAAGTCAAACTTCGTTGATCAATTAATGGTCAACCTTGCACGTTCAGAGGATTGGAAATTCGCCCTGTGTTCATTTGAGAATCAGCCCGAGATTCACATTTCACGCCTGATGGAGATTTACAAAGGCAAACGATTCTTTGAAGGCTCTCACCGCATGGATGATGCAGAGCGAGCAGAGTCGTTTAAATGGGTTAAGGATCATTTTATTTTTATGGATTCAGAAGGCCCAGAACCAGCTTCTATTGATTCCATCCTAGAGAGAGCCAGAATCGCCGTAGCACGGCTTGGCATTAGAGGGTTGGTGGTTGATCCCTACAACTACATTGAAAACAAAGCCGGAGTATCTGAAACAGAGTTCATCTCTGGGATGCTGACACGCATACAGGCGTTTGCAAAGGCTTTTGGAGTCCACGTTTGGTTCGTGGCTCACCCAGCAAAAATAACTCGCTCTGGCATGGATTTACCCCGCCCTGATGGCATGGCAATCAGCGGATCAATGGCATGGTGGGCAAAGGCTGATTGTGGATTGACCGTTCATCGCACTCCGCAGAATGCAGTCGAGATCGCCGTGTGGAAATGCAGGTATCGATGGGTCGGAACACAGGGCGAGACGGAACTTGTTTACAACAAGATCACTGGAACTTACTCAGAAATCAAGGATGACTTCTAAAGCGTTTAAACGCACTTAGTTTTTAGGCCAAAAAAAATCCCCCAAGGCCGTGAGCCAAGGGGGAACTGGTCAGAATAATTTTCCGTTTTTAAGTTTAAGGATTGGCTTGTTAGTTGCCGCCGTCATGCGCTTGAGTTCTTGTCGAGTCTCTGCAAGGCTGTCGCCCATCACAGATGCATCGGCATACCCGTTTGGTTTTTCATCATCATCGTAGTAAACCTCGCAAATCTTTAAACAAGTTTCTCCGTCATTCTCTTCCGCAAAATCAATCACTCTGTAGTTCCAAGACATTTTTTCACTCTCCAAAAAATATGCTGATTTTAATTCCTGCAATACATCACTCAACCGAGCATCGTGTCTGAATGACATTTTGGCAAGCATCAAAATCATTCCCCATATTCCAACTGACGGAGAGTACTTGTCTAGCAACTCAAATAAATCTGCATGAATATCTCCGCTTTCGGAAACAAATTGCTCTCTCGTCAATCCATCTTTTTGTGCAAGTTCTTCAATCATCTTCTTTCCTTTCAGTGAATGGGTGAGTCTTCGTCAGGCATCTGGCTTGCGTACATATGGACAATGGACATACAGGTCGCTTTGAGAACGGCCGATAAGTCAGCCCCGCAATTTACACCTACCTCTCCGATTAAGCAAGTCAATACGCCGAGGATTGTTGTTGCGTCTTCTCCATCAATTAGATTGAGTATCTCGTCTTTTAGCCTGTCAAAAACTTCGTCATCAATTGATGGCTTGCTGGTTGTTTCAGTTGCTTGCATGGTGCTTTCCTTTTTTAAAAAATGGGGAGGCTAGCTCCCCATTGGTTTACTTCAATACTTTCAAAACCTTGTTCAGCGATCTGCTGGTCAAGTCAGTGATGTTGCGAACATTTTCTGCGTTGGTGAAACACTCAGCAACATCGGTGTTGCCAATGCCAATGGCAATCAACGTGATGCCCTGCTTGTCTGCAACCTTTTGCAAATACTTCATGTGCGCTTCGTTGTAACCGTTCGCATCAGTCAGCAAGAACAAAACTTTGCGTGGCTCTTTGCGCTTGCCTAAGTCCTCAATCGCAAGGGCGATGGATGAGTAGTCAGGTGTCGAGCCCGCCGAGCATTGGCTGATACCGCCAAGCTTTGTCGATGCTTTGCCAAGTGATTCGCTCCATGTCTTGAATGGTATGAAGACGGGGCGCTCAACACGAACACCTGTTTGTCGTGATGCACCTGACGCATCATTTACTTCAGACTCGTCCCCGCCGTAAAAGCCAGTGACTGAAAATTCTACGTTGGCCTTGCTGAGAATCTTGCAAAGCTGAACGGCGACTTGACCAGCAATCGCAATCTCGCCGTGGTAGGACATAGAGCCTGAGCAGTCGATCATGATGCTGACCGCCGAACGCTCTGCCTCCCGCACTTCACGTTTGCTGAACACGTTGACATCACCACAAGCGTAGCGTGTAAACGCTTTGCGATCAACACGGCCTGACTCTTCGTGAGATGACCAGCTAACCAGATCGTTCGAGCGAAGTATGCGTAGCAGGTTGGCTCGTGTCGCACCCATCCCTGCCGCCGTGAATGTGTAGTTCTGTTTGTATGTGCTTTCCGCAATTTGTCTGTTGAGATGCATGATGATTCCTTAAATAAAAACTATCTCGTTGATTCTTGGTTTGCCAAAAGCAGGGCGATGACGTTGCTTGTCAGCATCGGACTTGTGTTTGCCTAATGCGTTTTCAATAAACTTGTCAAACTCTGGACGGCGGCGCTTGTCAGTGAATGGATCACTACTCTTACCGTTGCCGCCCTTGTCGTTTGGCTTGCCATCAGCAGGACTGCTTGGCTCACCATCCTTACCCTCGACATTACCCTGCTCAGGCTTGCCAGAACCGTCACCAGCGCCCTGTTCGCCCTCGCCTGACCCCTTACCATCACCGTCAGCTTTATCGCCTTGCTGACCGCCCTGATCACCAGCCTGATCCCCTGCTTTGTCACCTTGCTGGTCGCCGCTTGGCTCGCCGGACTGCTCACCTTGCTGACCATCATCGCCCTGTTGACCATCATCTTGCGGCTCTTGCGGCGGTTTCTTCTTCTGCTCTTCGTGCGCTTGCTGAAGACGTTTAAACAACTCAATGGCAATGTATGCAATGGCCTGAGTGTCCGTTGCTTTCTGTGCGTTGGTCAATGCCCATTCAATGTCGGCAGACCAAGGTGACACGCCAAGCACTGTCGGGTGATTGATCGGGTAACCGTTCAAACGTCTGCCCTCAATCGCCAACATGAATGGCACGTTCTTCAGATCATCAGGCTGAACGTAACCGTTCTTGTCCAGCACTGAGTTGGTCAACTCCTCAAACAACGCCTTGCTGTTTGGTGCGTAGCCAGACTCAATGACGCACTTCTCAATGCGTGGGTCTTCAAGACCGTTGATCAGCGAGCTAACGTAAGAACCGTGTACATCACGAGCGTTGTCCCACGGCTCGTTGTTGGTGAACCATGCATGACCAAGCTCGTGCAGAGCGTAGCCAACGGTGTTGTTGAACAGCTTGCGAGGGACGGTTGACATATCGTCAAGCGATGGAAAGATCAGCTTGACGCTCTGCAAGGTCAGTGCGCTTGCACGTTTAAACACGATGCCTGCTGTATTGCCTGACCAGAGGATTTCGAGCTTCTCAATTTTCTGACCGCTCGCTTGAAAGACACGCTCGAGTGTTGACGCAACGCCCTGCTTAACTTGTGTACCTGAAAACATGATGATGACCCCTTACTTGGTTAAGAATCGTTTGAATTCCACGATGTTGATCGTGGCGGTGAAGATGCCTACCAACTCTGGCTCGCAGTCAGCGGGAAACTTGTTGATGACAGCGGAGCGAAACGCTGTTGCTGGTGGAACGCCCTTGGTCACTGCTCTTGCCCATGCAAACAACTGACGCAATGATGGAGGCTGAGTCAGGACACCAGCCCTTGCCTTCTCACGAGCTACGTTCGCAAAGCGCACGATGGCATCAGCCGCATCGATGCTCAAGCCTGTGCGCTTGTGGATGAGATTCATCTCGTCATCATGCGGCAGGTATTCGAATTCAAGCGTATAGCTGAACCGATCAATGAACGCCGTGTTCTGATCACGAACACCAGCGAAGTTGCCTGACTGGTCGCCGTGACCGTTGCTGTTGTCAGCACAGAAGAACGCAACGTGCGATGCAACAGGTATGCGTTGGCCTGTCTCGGCGATCACGATGGCACGGTTGGTTGATCGTTCGCACAAGGCGTGGAGAGCGGCAAGGTTTTGGGCTCTGGCAAATCCGATCTCGTCCAACAACACAAGCGAACCAGTGTGCTGAATAGCTTGAGCGATGATTCCTGCTTTCCACTCGACTGCACCTTTGTCGTTGATGATGTTGCCGCCGATGAATTCGCTCCGCTCCATCGCCTCATCGAAGTTGATACGAAAGAGCTTGCGTTGCAAACGTGCGCTGAGTTGTTCGCAGAATGCAGTCTTGCCTGTGCCACGTTCACCAGCGAGCCAACAGTTGTCAGGTAGTTGATCGCCTAAAGCGCACAGGGCTTGATGCAGGTTGATTGGATTGAAAACGTAGTCGTCAACAACAGCACAAGCTTGCGGGTCATTCCAAACCAGAACGTCCATGTCTTCGAAGTTGACAACATCGCCGTCCTGTTCGTACCACAAGGGAGCGGGGAATATCTCGCAAGCCTTGCGTGTCTCGAACACAGGCACGGCATTGGCAACCTCTTGTAACTGGTCAGGAGTCGTTGTCTTCTTGAATGACTTAAACAGCTTGCCAACCTCAGCTTGAATGTTGTTGTCGATCTTGGCGTAGTCCACGCCTGTGATTTTGCTGACCTCAGTGTCGAGACGTTTAAACAGATCACGCTCAACCTGCTCAACCTGTGCGTTGATCTTGTACGACAGGTTGCGTGTCTCATCCAACGCCTTAGATGCAAGCGTGTTCGTTGATGTCACGACAGTTTGAGCATTGCGAACTTCCAGCAGTGCGTCATTCACCAGCGATGCAGTCCCTGCGGGGATGGTCACTGATGTTGCTTGCTTGGCGCTGATCACGCCTGTAGACAGTGGCACGAGGTCACGAATTTCTTCAATAGAGATGCCGCCGTTGTTGACGATGTCGTGCAGGACGTTGACAACGTGAACCTTGTCGGTGCTGACCTCCGAGCCGTAGCCTGTTTGCACGAGAGCGGCATTGAGCTTGCCTGTGGAGATGAGTGAAAGAGCCTGAGAAATTTTCGTGTTTGGTGTTGATGTAGCCATGATAGGAAGCCT